CACGGGTTCCTCGTTGAAGGCCAGCGCCGCCGCGTAGTCGCTGGCTAGGCTGCTGGCGTCAGCGATCAGGATTTCGCCGCGATCAGCGTCGGGGTCATCCGTCAGCGCGTCCAGCGTGCGCTTGGGCAGTTCGGTGTTGTTCAGTTCCGGCTGCACGAACTGGCGTGCAACGGGGTTGTTCTTGGCATCGCTGCCGGTAGTTCCATGACGCATGTGGTGCGCTCCAACAAAAAGGCCCCGGGCGCTTTCGCACTCGGGGCCGGGTCCACCTTGCGGGTGGGGCTTGCAAGCCGTGTGGCCCGCGCTAAGGCGGGCGGTCGATCAGGTCAGCCGATGGCCTTCCAAGTGCAGACCTTGTTGGCCAGGATGGCGGCCAGGGTGGCGTTCTGCAGCACGCTGAAAGCCTTGCCGTTCACGTCAGCCACGCCTTCGCTGTTGCAGATCGTGATGCCGCCGTTGGTGGTTTCCAGCGTGCGGGTGCCGGCGGCCACGTTCTTGATCGACGTGTTGGCGGCCATGCCTTCGTACCATTCGATCTTCACGCGGTCGGTGACGTTCTCCCACACCACGTACTTGGGCGTGAAGCCCAGGTTCACCAGCGTGGAATCGGTCGCCGTGATGGCGGTCGCGTCGAAGACGATGCGGCCCACCTTGATCTGCGGGGAATCGCTCGGGACTTGGTTGCCGGTGACGGTCTGACCGGCGGTGTTGATTGCCATGATTGGCTCCTTGGTTCGGGGTTGTTGCGCCCGGGGTCAAGCCCCGGGCAGGTTCATCACAGGGCCGGGATGCCGACTTCGCCCACGGCCACCCAGCCGGGGTTTTCGACCATGACGGCCTTCCACCAGATCGCGCCGGCATAGCCGCGCTGCCCGTGGGGGTCGCTCTTGGACTTCATGCCGGTGGGCAGGAAGGTGACATCCATCGACTCCTTGCCGCGCAGGGCGACCTGGCTCCAGCCATCGGCCGCGCACACGATGAACTGGTACACGTCCACGTTGTTGTTCAGCATTGACTGCAGGCCAGTCACGCCCACGGCCACGCCAGCGTCCAGCACCGCCACGAACTCGGGGCTGGTGATGAAGCGGAAGCGTTCGACGGCGCCCAGCTCGTTGGGCATCGGGGTGCCGCTGGCGTACTTCTCGGCCGGGATGAAGCCAGGGGTGTCGCGGATGACCGGCTCAAGGTCGGTGTGGCAGTACACGAAATAGCCACCGGCAACGGCGCTGGTGGCGTAGTTCGGCCCAGCCTTCAGAACGTTGCTTACCATCTTGCCGTGCTGCGCTTGCAGGCTGCGCGCCATCTTGCGCACCATGGGCAAGGTCAGCGTGCCGTTCACGGTGGCGCGGGTGGTGCCCGTGCCGCCGAAGAACTTGTTGGTGCTGGCCTTGAGGGCGCCGAAGCAGATCATCTCGTTCACCAGACTGATCCGCTCACCGATCTGCGTTTTCATGTTCGCAGGGATGTCGTCTTCGTAGGTGTCGGCGGTCTGGTCGGTCCAGCCGTACAGGCAGTTGTACTGCTGCATCACCACAGTCACGTCTTCCGGCGTGATGTTGTCCGGCGACGGCGTGACGCCTTCGCTGGCCAGGTGGGCGGTCACCATCGCGTTGCCACGGTCGCCGGTCGCGGTGGACCCAAAGAACGTGTTGCGGTTGGCACCGGCCGTCGCGCCGTAGGGCAGGAAGCGCCGGGCGATGTAGGTCTTGCTGGAGTTCTTGGGCATCCGCACTTGGCGGCCCATCCGGCACAGCGTCTCTTGCGGGACGGCGTGCTTCAGGATTTCGCCCTTGAACTTGTCAATCCGCGCTGGGGTCAGCGCGTAGGTCTGCATGGTCATGATGGTTTCTCAGTTGGTTGGCGACCAGCTCACTCGGAGTTGAAGCCGGTCAGGAATGGGTCGGTTGAATCGCCGGCAGCGGTGCCGCCAGTTCCTCGGGGAGTCACAGCCGCGCTCATGCGGCTTCTTCGTGCGGATGCAGGGTCAGCGGCCGGGGTTGCCGGCGCGGCCTTGCGCGATTGCTTGAACATCGTCATGGCGTTGCTCACCACGGCCGAGTCATAGGACTGGCTGGCTTGTGCCAGGGTCTGCTTGAACTCGTCGGGCTGCGCGGCCACCCACTGCGCAAAGGCAGGGTCAGCGTCGATCTGCTTCCAGTCGGGGTGGTCCTTGGACAACAGGCGAAGCTCAAACTTCTGCTCCACCGCGCTGACCTTCTCGGCCACCAGATTGGCGATCTGCTCCTGATCCACGCCACCGCCGGGCAGTGCCCGCAGGTTGCGCACCTTCTCCAGCGCAGCGGCCAATGGCGGGAAGTCGTCCTTAAGGGCGTCGATGTCCTCTTGGTTGATTTCCACCTGGGCGCCGCTGTTCAACTGCTGCAACGTGCGCTCGATGCCGCCGATCTTTCCAAACGCGGTGCCGAATTGCCGCTGGGCTTGATCGCGCAGGCCCATCAGTTCATCGCGTTCCGCCTTGGTCAGTTGGACGTACTCCGGTGCGGCGGGCTCGGCCGGGGCCGTGGTGCCTTCTTCCTGCTGAGTCGCGTTGTCCTGTTGCTCGGCCGGCGTCTCCGTGGGCGTTGCAGTGGTGTCGTCGTCAAACCCGGCAGCAAATGCCGCTTCTTCGTCTGGATTCAGGGTGCTGGCGTCTCCGCTCATGCTTTCGCTTCCGCAATGAAAAAACCGCCACAAGGGCGGTCGCTTGTCCACCGGCTCGCTGAGAGTGGGTGGGTCGGTATCGCCGTGGCCCTTGCGGGCGGCGGCCAAATTCGTGTCAGGTCGGCGGCGGCTTCGGCTCGTCGGCCAGCGCCAGCAGCGCCTTGAGTTGCGCGATGCGCCCCCGGATGTGTTCGGTGCGCTCGGGCGGCAGGCTGGTGTCGTTCAGCGCCCGCAGTTCGGCCAGGGACTGCTGCATGTGGCGCTCAAGGCCCACCCACAGCGGGTTGGTGCGCTCATGCGGCGCCAGGCGGAACTTTTCGGGGGTCATTCCTGAAAGGCTCGGCCGTCTGCGGCGCGGCCCTCGGGCTCGGTCGGCGGGGTGGCAACCTGCGGCCCCTCGCCATCGGCGCCGGCCAGTTCCTTCTGCACTTGCAACTTCATGGTGTCGCGGGCCAGCGCAACCTTTGCCTCTTGCAAACTGATGCGCTCTTGGGTGGCGTACTGCAGCAGCGCAATGCGCTCGCGCAACCGCAGTTCTTCCAGCGTGCCTTCGCGCTCCATGGCCGTGCGCTCGGTCTGCGCCTGCAAGTGCATGGTGTCGCGGTCGGTGTCCACCCTGATCTTCTCGACCATGAGTTGATCGCGGCTTTGCGCAACCTGCACTTGGGCGTTGGCGCGAATCTCAGCCGCTTCCACTGCCGGGGCCTTAGGCGGCGGCTGCTTGGCCTTGGCTTCCTTCTCGGCCTCGGTCAACTGGAACTGCTCGGGCGACAGCCGCTTGCTGCGCAACATGGCTTCCATGCACCGGCCTGGGTGCAGTTCATAGGCCGGGTCTTTGGACGCGGCCACCAGTTGCGGGATGAACTGATCTTGCAGCGCCTTTTCAATGATCGCCAGCGCGCCGCTGGTGTCCACCTGATAGTCGCCCTTCTCGTCGTCCGGCACGTCCGGGTCCAGCAGCAGCCATTCGTAGAAGTCATCCACCAGCGGCGTGGTCACGGTGTCGTTCAGGCCAAAGCCCACATCCCGCAGAAGCTGGTTTGCGTTGTTGTCCTGCAGTTGCTGCCCGCCAAAGGTGTCCGGCGTGGTGTCGCCGCTCTGGCCTTGCGTGATGAGGGGGATACTGCTGTGTTCCTCGGCCAGCTTGAACCCGTACTCCACAATGGACATGAGCTGCGGGGTCTTGTTCGGCCACTCGAAAGCGGCGAACGCCTTGCGCACATCATCAATGCCGGCCGCGCTTGCAGGGTCCAGCCACCACAGCTTGTCCGGCGTGATCTTGTTGCTGCCGTCAGCAGGGATCAGCGCGCCCATGATGCTGACGATCTGCGAACCCGCCGACATGCCGGCGTTGTTCAGCATCGCCCGGGTGGCCGCGTTGACGATCTTTTGCGGGGTCTTGACCTGTTCGGCCACGCCCACACCGGCCCAATGCCCGGCACGGCGGCGCCAGTTGAACACCCGGTACGGCAGGTTGTCGGACTCCAGCACCGGGCGGATGGCGCGCACCACGCGGTCGTTCACGAGCGTGACAACCGCCTGCACCTCGTCCACACCCTCGGGCAGTTCTTCGGCCTGGTCGCCGTTGGCCGCCTCAAACGCGGCGCGGGCAATCTTGCCGGTGAAGTGCCACACGTCAAACTGCTTCTTGTGCTGCGGTTCGTGCGGGTTGCCCTGCTCCAGATTGACCTTGTTCGGCCCCTCTTTGATGACCTCCATGATGGCCGGCTTGATCCAGCCCGGCCCGCTCAGGCCCGCCAGCTCGGCGGCCAGCATCCGGTCGTACTCGAAAGCGTGGCCGCCTCGGTGGATGTCCTCGCCGCAGCCCGGGGCCGGGTAGAAATTCCACGGGTCCACCCAGCGGGCGGCGGGCTTGATCTTCTGGACAATTTCCAGCGCCACCGCGCCGCTCTGCGCATCGCGGCGCAGCACCCGGGCCTTGCGCGGTTCCGGGATCGGCCCATGAATCACGCCCGTGCCAATGCGCGCACCGTCAAAGATCACCTTCCGCATTTCGGCCGGGTGCTTGTACTCCACCATCCAGTCGTAGATGCGGGCGCAAGCCTTCTCGGCCGCTTTCTCGGCCTTCTCAATCTGGTGCTTGGCCAGGTCTTTGACGGCAACCGGCTGACCGTCCGGCCCAGGCATCGGCTGGCCTGTGATCTGCTCGGCCGGTGTGGAATCCTCGGACGCGCTGGACAACTCAGGCACCGGGGTGGCCTTGAGCGTGAATGGCTTGCCATCCACAGGCAGCGCGGTTTCGCAGACCTTGGCAGTGCCCGCGTCCACGTAGCGCGCAGTCACCATCACAAACGCGGTCGCCTTGGTGCTGTCGGCCGGGTTCGTCTTCTTGATGAGCCCGCCTTCCATCGTCATCGGCTTGGCCCACTTGGCGGCCATGAAGTCGTTGCGGGTCAGGTCGTCAATGCCCAGGTACGCTTCCTCGCAGTCGTGCCAGGTCGCCTCGATGCCGGATTCCTTGCGCGCTGCCACAGCCTCGTCGCGCAGCTTGGCAATGTGCGTGGCAAGCCCGT